AGATGAGGTGGAAGATGAAGAGGAAGGTGGTAAAAAAGATCGCAAAAAAATAAAAGAAGAATTTGATGAGGAAAGTGAAGATGAAGATGATGATATTGATTTTGATGTAGAAGATGATATTCAAGCTCTTTTTGGCGATGAAGAACTCTCTGAAGAATTTAAGTCAAGAGCTGCTTTAGTTTTTGAATCAGCTTTAAGAACAAAAGTAGCAGAAGCTGCTTCTATTATTGAAGCTCGTTATGAATCAGCACTTGAAGAAAATGTAATTCAAATTCAAGAACAATTAACTGAAAGAGTAGACTCCTATCTTGAGTATGTTTCTCAAGAGTGGATTCAAGAAAATGCTCTTCAAGTTGAAAGAGGTCTACAAGTTCAATTAGCAGAGTCCTTCTTGAGTAAACTCAGGGGGCTTTTTGAAGAGCATTATGTATCAATCCCTGAAGATAAATATGATGTTCTTGAGAGCATGGTAGAAAAACTAGATAACATGGAATCCAGACTCAACGAACAAATAGAAACAAATATTCAGTTAACTCATAGACTTAGCGAATCTGTATCAGATGGAATTATCCATGAAGTTTCCAGAGGTCTCGCAGAGACTCAAAAGGAAAAACTCGCAAGTCTTGCTGAAAGTGTTGAGTTCGTAAGTGAAGAAGACTATCGTGAGAAGTTGGAGACTCTGAGAGAGTCTTATTTCCCTAAAAATCCAATGTCTCATATCAGAGAAGATGAAATGCTTGGAACTGATTCAGAAGTTGTTTCTGATTCAATGAGTGCATATTTGAATGCACTTACAAAATTCTCTAAGTGATTATAAATAAATTATAAGTAAACACTTTTTCAAGACAAACAAACGGAGATTCCGCAAATGTACAATTCCCAACATTTGCAAGAAAAGTGGTCACCACTTCTTAATTGCGAAGGACTAAATCCTATCACTGATAATTATAGGAAGTCTGTTACCGCTATCTTGCTAGAAAATCAAGAAAGATTTTTAAAAGAAGAAAGAGGATTTCTTTCTGAAGCTTCACCCACAATGTCTGCTGGAGCTACCGGTTTTACTGGTTCTTCTACCGCCACTGGTCCTGTTGCTGGTTTTGACCCTGTTCTAATCAGCCTCATTCGTCGGTCAATGCCACAACTTATCGCTTATGATATTTGCGGTGTTCAGCCAATGAATGGTCCTACTGGACTCATTTTTGCAATGAGAACCCGTTATAATAATCAAAGTGGAACTGAAGCGTTCTTCAACGAAGCAGATTCTGCATTCTCTGGTCAAAATAGGGCTCTGAGCCTTTCTGCCGGTTTTGCAGATGCTGCTGCTGGTATTGGTACTACAGCTCAAACTGGAACCAATCCTGCAATTCTGAACGATCAACTTGCTGGCGTTGCTGGCATCGGTTCTACTTCATATAATGTTGGTGGTGCAATGGGTAATGCCGAGGCTGAGGCTCTCGGTGATGGAGTAAACTCAAATTTCTTCAATGAAATGGCTTTCTCAATTGAGAAAGTTACAGTTTCTGCGAAGTCAAGAGCACTCAAGGCTGAGTACAGCTTAGAACTCGCTCAGGATATCAAAGCAATTCACGGTCTGGATGCAGAAGCCGAACTTGCGAATATCCTCAGCACTGAGATTCTTGCTGAAATTAACCGTGAAGTTGTTCGTACAGTTTACAAAATTGCTGAAGCTGGTGCTCAGGTAAATACTGCCACCGCAGGTTATTTTGACCTTGATGTTGATTCAAACGGTCGTTGGTCAGTTGAGAAGTTCAAAGGACTTCTTTTCCAACTTGAGAGAGATGCTAATGCAATCGCTCAAAGAACTCGTAGAGGAAAAGGCAATATGATCATCTGCTCTGCAGATGTGGCTTCTGCCTTAACTATGGCAGGTGTTCTTGATTACACCCCTGCTCTGAATGTAGGTCTAAATGTAGATGATACCGGCAACACTTTTGCTGGTGTTATCAACGGTAAGTATAAGGTCTATATTGATCCTTATTCTGCTAACGTATCTGCTCAACAGTACTACGTTATCGGCTATAAAGGAACCAATCCTTATGATGCTGGCCTATTCTATTGCCCCTACGTTCCCCTTCAAATGGTTCGTGCCGTTGGCGAAAACACCTTCCAGCCAAAAATCGGGTTTAAAACTCGTTATGGTATGGTTGCAAACCCATTCGCTGAAGGTACTTATCAGGGATCTGGTGCTCTTCGTGTTAACGCTAATCGCTACTATAGAAGAGTTCAAGTTACCAACTTAATGTGATCAATATCACAGTTTAATTTTAGGGAGGCGAAAGCCTCCCTTTTTTGTATCTAAATAAAAATAAAATGTCATTAACATCTCAGATAGGAAATAGAAATTTTCTATCTCCAGTAGGGTTTAAATTTAATCTATCAAAATACCCAAAGGTAGATTTCTTCAGTAATAAAGCACAGTTACCAGGAATTAGTTTAGGAGTAGCAATTCAATCTACTTATTTAAAGGATATTCCTATTCCTGGAGATAAACTAGAATATGATGATTTAACTTTAAATTTTCTTGTAGATGAAAATATAGAAAATTATCTTACCATTTATGATTGGTTAATTGGATTAGGATATCCAGAAAATGTTTCTCAATTTAATGATTTAAGACTTAGAGATCCATACAATCCTTCTGGAAATGCTAGAGATTCTTATAATCAATATTCAGATGGATCATTAGAAATATTGGATAGTAATTATAGAGCAAAATTTAAAATTAAATATAAAGATTTATTTCCAACCTCATTAAGCTCTTTGGAATTTGATTCAACTGCAACTGATATAAATTACTTTACTGCAGTAGCTACATTTAAATATACTGTATTTGAAATACAAACTATAGAAGGTGCGATTTTATGACTATTGAGGAAATTCAGGATATGTGGAATAAAGACTCTGTGATTGATCCTGATAATTTACATTTAGAATCTATCCGAATTCCACAACTACATTCAAAGTATTTTCAAATTTATAACAATTTCAAACTTCTTCAAAAAAAATTAAATTACGAATATTGTGTATTAAAGAAAGAAAGATATGATTTTTATAAGGGAAAAGCTTCTCCAGAAATTTATGCACAAGAACCATTTCCACAAAAACTAATTGATAAAGATACTATAGTTCGGTACATAGATGCAGATAAAAAATTAAATGAGCTTAAAATGAAAAATGAATATTATTTGATCGTTTTAAATTTTATTGAAGAGATTTTAAAGGTAATTTTAAACCGAACATATCAAATTAAAAATTCCATAGAGTTTCAAAAATTTATAGCTGGGTATAGCTAATGGCCGACTTAATAATATCTAAGAAAAATGAAGTTTATTTGAAATTACAAGGAGAACCTTATATTTTTCAAGAACTTTCTGAAAGATTTACATTTGAAGTTCCAAATGCAAAATTCATGCCACAATACCGAAAAAAGTATTGGGATGGAAAGATTCGTTTATTTTCTACTGCAACTGGAGAAATTTATGTTGGGCTTTTAGATAAAATAATAGACTTTTGCGATCAACATAAGTATACTTATAAGTTTGTAGATAGTAAATTCTATGGAGTTCCCTTTGAAGTAAATGAACTTATTTCTAGAGAAGGTGTCTCCGATTATATGAAAAAAATTTCTAGTCATGATCCTAGAGATTATCAAATTGATGGTGTTTATAGTGCTTTAAAATATAACAGAAAATTATTAATATCTCCAACAGCATCAGGAAAATCTTTAATGATTTATTCTCTTGTTAGATATTTTACTGAGAAAAATATGTCAACATTAATTGTAGTTCCAACTACATCATTAGTAGAACAAATGTATAAAGATTTTACTGAATATGGTTGGAATTCTGAAGAGTACTGTCATAAAATTTATTCTGGAAGAGAAAAAATTACAAATCAACCTGTTGTAATTACAACTTGGCAGTCCATTTATAAATTAGACAAATCATTTTTTAAAAATTTTAATGTAGTAATTGGAGATGAAGCACATCTATTTAAATCTAAATCTTTAGTTGATATCATGACTAAGTTATTGGACTGCAAATATAGATTTGGTTTTACTGGAACTTTAGATGGAAGTCAAACTCATAAATGGATTTTAGAAGGATTATTTGGTCCATCTTACAATGTAACTAAAATTAAAGAATTAATTGATAGGGGATACTTATCTAAATTAGATATCAAAATTTTACTATTAAAACATAATTATGTTAAATTTGAAAACTATGGAAAAGAGATACAATTTTTAATTCAGAATGATCATAGAAATACTTTTATCAAGAATCTAGCTTTAGATTTGAAAGGAAATACTTTGATATTATTTACCCGAGTAGAAAGCCATGGAAAGGTTTTATACGACCTTATAAATAATTCCAAAGATGATAAGCGAAAACTTTTCTTTGTTCATGGTGGTGTAGATACTGAAGATAGAGAGAATGTAAGAAGTTTGACTGAAACTGAAGAAAATGCCATTATTGTTGCCTCTTATGGGACTTTTTCAACTGGTATTAATATTCGTAACCTTCATAATATTATATTTGCTAGCCCAGGCAAATCT